ATGAGCGCGGGACGGCTAGAGGCTGCAAAGCGTTTAGTCTTTGAGCACACCGGGTCGCTGCTGGATGTTTCTTGTGGTCGCGGTGAGTTGCTAAAAGCCGCGCGTGATTCTGACTTGTTCGATGTGGTGAAGGGCACGGAGACCGTGCCAGCGTTATGCAACGAACACGTTGTCTGTGCCGAGATTACGAAACTGCCTTTTGATGACAAGTCATTTGACGTTGTGACGTGTTTCGACGTGATCGAGCACGTACTAGAGGCGGACATTGTGCCTGGCTTGCTTGAACTTGAGCGGGTCTGTAGCGGGACAATCATCATTTCTGCGGCGGATTATTCGGATATGTGGGACGGCGTGGAGATGCACCCGTCCGCACGACCTTATCCCGAATGGGATCGGCTATTTCGAGCGACGTTTACGGGCCGCGTGCGGCACGTAGGCAAGACACCAACCAGCGAAGTATGGGCGGTCAAATATGGCGGTTGAAACTCAACGCGATAGATTGGCAATGCTCACGCTTGGCGATTGGGGCGTGCGTGCCAAGTATCAAAACAAGGGCAAGCGGTTCGACATCATCGGCATATTCGATAACGACTATACAGCCGTCAACGTCGCTGAGAACTCGGAGTTCGCCAGCAGCACGCCGTTATTTTATATCGAGTCGAACAGTTTGCCTTGCGCGCCGGTCATCGGCGACAAGTTGATTATTCACGATGAGATTTACACCGTCCGCAACTTCCGCCCGGATGGTACGGGAATCACGGTGTTGCAACTTGAGGTAACGCTGAACCTTGACCCGTTGATAACGGGGAACATTGAACTTGAGAACGGATACAACATCCTTCTTGAGAATAATATGTATCTCTTGCAGGAGTAACGGATGGGACACGCGCGGCAAGACATTCGAGACGCTGTGTATAGCATCCTCACCACAGCGGCAGTTGCCGACACGGTGAGCAAGTCGCGCGTGTATCCGATGGCGGCTAACACGGTCACGGCTGCGCTGATCTATACGAATACGGAAGTTGTGGTAGAGACCACGCTCACGTATCCGCGAAAGTTTAACCGGGAGTTAACGCTTGTTGTCGAATGCGTGGCGCGTGATCCGCAGTACCTCGACGATAGATTGGATGCGGTAGCCGCATCGGTAGAGAATGCCATAGGAGCGGATAACACGCTCGGCGGATTGGTGAAGGATTGCGTGTTGATAGATACGGCCATCACGATGGACTCATCGGGCGATGCGCCGATTGGCTCTGCACGTTTGCAGTTTCGGGTCGTGTACCGCACGGATGAGACCGACGCGGGCACTATTATTAGTTAGGAGGCGATATGGCAAATCATCATGGCTCAGAGGGATTGGTGAGGGTCTCTACCAACACGGTGGCAGAGGTAACCTCGTTTTCGTTCACGCAGACGGCAGAGTATGCCGAGGACACCACGCTGTCTGATCTTGACAAGACGTACAACGTGACCGCGATTAAGTCGTGGAACGGCACCATCACGGCATTCTGGGACGAGACCGATACGAACGGACAGGTTGCGCTTGCGCCTGGCTCTAACGTCTCTGTCGTGCTGGCCCCGGAAGGCGTTGGCGCTGGCGCTACCCGCTACAGCGGAAACGCGCTCGTGACGGAGATCACCCGCAATGTCCAGCGCGGTGCGATCACTGAAATCACCTTTAACTTCATCGGAAACGGCGCACTCACGGCGGCGACGTCATAACAGCGAGGGTTTATGAACTGGAAAGAGCAGGCAAAATCACAGTTTGCCGACCGGCGCACGCCGGAGACTCTGATCCCTATCGTGGTTCCAGAGTGGAACACCACGATTTACTACTGGCCCGATATGACCTTAGCCGAGCGGCGGGAAATCTTCCTGCTCGCAAAGCAACAAGGCGATGCCACGGTACTCGATCTTGAGGCAATGGCGACAACGCTTATTGTCCGAGCGCGAGATGTCGAGGGTCGGCGGGTGTTCAGCAAGGCCGAGCGTATCGAACTGCTGAACAACTACGACCCGGAGGTGATCGCCAAGATCGTTTCTGCGATGAACGACACGCCGCAAAGCGTGGAGGATGCCGAAAAAAAATGATGGAGGACGGACAACTTAGGGCGATTTATGCCCTTTCCCTCCGGTTGTCCGTCCTTCCAGAACAGATTTTCAGCATGACCGAGGCCGACTTTTATCACCTACTCGCCGCTTGCAAGATGGAAGCGGACGACCAGGAGCGAGCATGGCGCAAGCACAGGTAACAATCACCGCAGTTGATCGCACACAGGCGGCGATCAATTCGGCGATGCGAAGCATGAAGACGCTTGAGCGTACCGCGAAGGTGACGGCGAAGGCGGTAAACCTTGCGTTCGGTCTCTTGACTGGTTCAATCCTCGTTAGTGCATTCGGTAAGATTACAGAGGCCGCTAAGAAAACAGAGGAAGGGCGACGCGCGCTTGATAACTTCAACAAGGCGCTAAAAGACCCGGCTCTGGTGGCGGCTGCTAATTCGTTTACCACGACGTTGATAAATGGATTTACAGAGGTCATAAAGTTTGCGGCAGATGCAGCACGAGCGGTCACTAAAGTTGGCCGCGACTTGGGCGTACTCGCACAGCCGGTAGATCCTTCGCAACTTGGAAAGGGTGAAGGCGGAAGACGTGGCCGCGCGCCTCAGCCATCCGAACTTAACCGGATGGAAAACCAATGGAAGTTTAATCAGCAGATGCGGGAACTTGACCGCAAGCGCGCAGAGGAAGCACAGAAAGCAAGTCAGAAAATGTTTGAGGCTGAAGCCGCAAATATGCGCTACCTCAACGAATTTTATGAGAAGTTAAAAGAAGCGCCAGATTTAATTGAGACAAGTTTTGCCGCAACCGACGTGACGATTGCCAAGAGCGTGCAAAACATTCTTGATGAGATGAACGCGGCCGATCAGATCATGGCTAACTTTGCTCAGTCTGCCGCGCAAAATATCCAGTCTGCCTTTGCTGAGTTTCTTTTTGACCCGTTCAAGGGTGGCCTAAAGGGTATGCTGTCTAGTTTCCTAGACGTAACCCGGCGAATGTTGGCAGAACTTGCAGCGCAGCAAATCCTCGGCGCTATCTTCGGAAGTTTCACAGGCGGAACGGGCTTTATGGCGTCCTTTGCCAAAGCCATCACAGGCCGCGCGTCTGGTGGCCCGGTATCTAAAAATACCCCGTACATCGTCGGCGAGCGTGGTCCCGAGTTATTCGTGCCTGGCTCATCGGGTGGCATTGTCCCTAACAACGCCATGATGGGCGGCGGAATGACGGTCGCTCCGGTGTACAATATTGACGCACGAGGCGCGACGGCCGACCTTCAATCTGCGCTGCCGGGCATTCTGCAAGAAAACAACCGCCGCATCTTTGAAGAACTCGACCGGCGCTATGGGGTGGGACGATGACCGACTACGTATTGCCTCCCGATCTTGTCGCCTCGGACGTCGAGTGGTCGCTGATCGACAACACGGCGGTCTTTTCCTCGGCCCTGTCCGGTTCCACGCGGACATACTCCCGGCCCGGCAATCGCTGGTCGTGTCGGCTGATCTTTCGCGCGCCCTCTGCCGCCAAGCGTCGGCGGCTGCTGTCGCTCATTGCCGCGCTGCGCGGTCGGGCCAACCGGCTACACCTCGCCGATCCGGCTGGGGCGTTTGCGGGATCGTTCGCTAATGCCGAACTGCTGACCAACAATGCCGCAGTGACCAACACGACCGGTTGGGCGTCAAGCGATGCCGAGTTGGCGCTGTCTGCGGATTCGCACTTCGGGCTGCGGCTCACCCGCACGGGCGTGGTCGCTGACCGCTACGCCTACCAATCCGCCCTTACCACCGTAACCTCCGCCCCGTATGCCGTGCGCTTCGTGCTCGGGGCTGGCAAGGGCAACGTGCGTGCAGCGGCTATGGCTGGCACGTCGCAGGGCGCATCTGGGCTGCTCTCGGGCACGCTGCGGACTGCGGCGGGCAAGTACGTCGAAACCTTCACAGCGTCCGGCACATCGTCCCACGTTTCGTTTTACGACTACATATCGGGGCGCGCGGCAAACGACTTCCAGTTTCTGACCTACGCCTCGGTCGCCCGCTGCGGGCTAGTCAACGGCGCGAGTCAAGTGGGCGGCGGGCTGAACATCGACGGATTGCCTGCCTCGACAAACGGCTTGGCGCTGGCGGGCGATTGGGTAGAGATCGGCGGCGAACTGAAGCGACTGACGGCCGACCTTAACTCGAACGGCTCCGGGCAGGGCTATCTGATGTTTGAGCCGACGCTGCGAACCTCACCGGCCGACAATGCTCCGGTGGTTTTCCGCAACCCTATGGGGCGGTTTATGCTTGCAGATGAGCGGGTCTCGTGGGCGACCCGTCCCGGCATCATCAGTGACGTTGAGATGTCACTAGTCGAGGACATTGCGTGAGCAGAATAATCAGCGGCGACAATGCCGCAGAGGCCGAAAAAGCATCGGTTTGCATGGTGGTGCTTGCCGAACTGGATTTCGGCTCCGGCATCGTCCGCGTTCACGATGGCGTCGGTGAGATCACCTTTGCCGGACTGCTCCGCATGGAAGACGGCGACAATCTGCAAACGGAAGTACCCGAGAACATTTCGCTTGAGGCCGCAGCAGAAACCTTCTACGGGATTGGTCAGTTTGGCGGGATCGACATTGTTGATGAAAGCATTGAGGTTATCGCACGCGCTATAACCCTAACGCTTTCGGGTGTTGATGCGTCTCTAGTGTCAACGACCATGACCGAGAACTACCAGAATCGCCCGGTCATTATTTACTTGGGATTCTTGAACGAGACAGACCGCACATTCGTAGACACGCCGGAAGTTGTCTGGGAAGGGCGCATGAATCAAATGTCGCTTAACATTGCCAAGAACGTGGCAGAGATCAAGTTAACGTGCGAATACCGCCTGCGGCGTGAGCCGCGCATCGGTCGGTACACGGACGAAGATCAACAGGTGATCTTTCCCGGCGATCAGTTTTTCGATCTCACCTATGCAATCCCCGGATTTGTGTCTCAGTGGGGTAACCGTGACGCAGCCTACGGCGGCGGACTTCCAGGCACCGACGGCAGCGGCCGTGGCACTGGCGGACAACCGGCGAAAAAATGAAACGCGCAGACTGGCTTGAGAAAATGTGGGAAACCATCGAGGCGCACGAGGGCCGCGCGTTTGCGTGGAGCGTGGACGACTGCTGCCTTTTTGCCGCGCGCGTTTACGATGCGATGCACGACACGCGCCACGCCGAGGCACTCGCCGCGCGTTATCACGACGAGGCCAGCGCGTTGGCGTACATTGAGGCGCAGGGCGGCATCGGCCCTGCGGTCTGCGAGTACCTCGGCGAGATGCGGCGCACTCGGCCAATGCGCGGCGATGTCGTGCTGATAGAGAACGCAGGGCGCGAGATGCTCGGCATCTGCACAGGGCGCGCGGTTGCTGCGCTTGGGCAAGATGGCCCGGTGACATTGCCGAAGGCTTCGGTTATGGGGGTCTGGTAATGCCTCAAGCAGTTCTAGCCGTTGCGTACTTTGCAACAAATTACCCAGTCATCTATGCGATCACGAAAACGGTGCTTACGATTGCTGCAACAACCGCAATCAGTAAGGCGCTTACGCCTAAAGTTCGTATGCCCTCTGCCCGGCAAGATGTCGAATATGCTGGGACTATTGAAACCCGCCGAATCATTTACGGCGAGATGCTTGTCTCTGGGATGAACGTCATCCCGCCGCTGGTATCGGGCACGAATAACGAATTCCTCCATCAAGTCCTTGCGCTCTCTGGTCACGAACTGAACAGCATCGGTCAGATATATTTTAACCGCACAGCCATCGGAACGGTCACGGCGATCACCGGATCAGATGACGATGGGAAGGTCACAAGCGGCGCATGGAATGGCAAGGCATGGGTGCGTGCTTATCGTGGCACGAACGACCAGACCGCAGACTATAAACTCAACACGGCATTCACCGAATGGACTTCGGGCCATCGTGGCCGCGAGGTCGGCTATCTCGCGCTGACGTACCAATTCGACGAGACGGTATACAAGACAGGCAAGCCGGAGGTGACCGCGCTTGTGGAAGGAAAGCGAGTCTATGACCCGCGGCTGGACTCCACGCAGCCGGGCGGAGTTGGCTCGCAGCGTCTCGATGATCCGTCCACGTTTGCCTATTCGTCTAACCCTGCGCTCTGCCTTGCCGACTATCTGATTTCCACACGGCTCGGGCTTGGCGAGGATACCGACCGCATAGACTGGGTGTTGGTCGCTGACGCTGCGGATATCTGCGACGAACTAGTGAATATCCCCGGCCCGGCTACGCAGAAACGGTACACCTGTAACGTTATCTTGAGTGCGACGGATCGCTTCGAGGACAACATCAGCAAACTTGCCGACGCAATGTCGGGCGTGTGCTACTACTCGGGCGGGCTGTGGCGGATGTTTGCTGGCGCGTGGCAGTCTCCATCGTTCACGCTTGACGAGTCAGACTTGGTGGACAACGGACTGAGCGTGACCACGGCGTTTGCATACAACGAGCGTTATAACTCGGTGCGCGGTAAGTTCGTCAACGCAAGCAAGAACTGGCAGGAAATGGAATTCCAGCCGGTTATTAATACGTCATATGTGAGCGCCGACGGCGAGCAGGCATGGCTGGATGTTGACTTCGCAGCCTGCACCAACGAATACGAGGCGCAGCGGCACGCCATCCTACTGTCGCGCCGCAGCCGCAATGGCACTGTGGCGACGATCCGCGCGGGAATGTCGGCATACAAGATCCGCCCGTTCGATGTCGGGCAGATCACGATTGCAGAGTTAGGCTGGACTAACAAATACGTCCGCTGCGAATCGTGGCAGTTCAACCCGGCTGGATTCGTCGAGTTGGTCGTGCGCGAGGAAGACTCAAGCGACTGGAGCGATCCGGTCGTTGGGGATTACGAAACTCCGACGTCTGTCAGCACCCCAGTGCCATCGACCTACGTACCGTCTGCGCCCTCCGGCCTCACGGCCAAGAACTTGGCAAGCGGCTTTAACCTTTCGTGGACGGCACCGCCTGTGCTGCCTACCGGATCGGTCTATGAGGTTTACGAGTACACCTCGGTTACTCCGTTTGCCTCGGCTACTCGCATCTGGTCGGGCGTGGCAACGTCGGTATTCATTCCGAAGAACGACACCACGACCCGGTACTACTGGGTTCGCGTGCGGACGGATGCGGGGAACACCTCTGGCACCGAACCGGCGACCAATGGCGTGGCCGCTGCGGCCGACTCTATTCCCGGGTCACTAACCGCCACCGTGGCCCCGTCGTCTGTCAGCAAGACGGATACCGGCACGTCGATTACCACGGCCTCTGTGACGGTCACGGCTGCGGGTGGCACTGCGCCCTATACCTACTCATGGGTTCGTACTAGCGGCTCGACATCAATTGCGGCGGACTCTGCTTCCTCTGCCACGACCACCTTTACCGGTTCAAGCCTTGCCAGCGGTTCGACCTATAGCGCCGTCTTTACTTGCACCGTGACCGACGCAGTAGCAGCAACGAAAACGGCGGTCGTTTCGGTGGAGATCACGCGCGTAGCAATGACCGCGAGCGCCTCGCCGACAACACTTAGCAAGACCGGAACAACCGCCACATTGACGACGGCATCTACCACCGTGACTGCCTCCGGTGGCACGACTCCCTACACCTATTCCTGGGCTTTTGTATCCGGTGACAGTTTCACCATCACAAGCCCAAGCGCGGCGACCACGACATTCAGCGCCACGCTTAATGAGGATGAGTTTGTCTCGGGCATCTACCGCTGCACCGTGACAGATTCGACAGGTGGCACCCCGCTGACCGCAACGGCGGACGTGCCGGTAACGATTACGCGAACCGGGGGAGGCGGAACACCACCATGACCAACACAAGCAGAGGCGCGGACAT